AACATATCCCCTTTGTATCCAGTCCTGGCCTCCATTGGCGATATGATACCCGCATCAATTAAAACTTTTGATCTGTCCGCCGCTTTCTTTTCAATGTCGGCTTTTTCTTCATCCGTCAAATCAACTATAAATGGAATCCATATTTCCAATTCATTCATATCTCTGGTACGGTTGAAGTATATTTTCAAATATGGTAGCGCATTATTTATAGACCAATTCCTAACACGCCTAGCCCACAAATAACGCGCCACCAACTGATTTTGTATACCAGTACCTAAAGCTTGACTTTGATTAATTTCAAATATTTCTGATACAGGATAATCAGACTCACTAGCTAATATTGACTTTGATTGTTCAACTAAATCATTAACCCCTGTTAAGGTCTGGCTGATGAAGCCTATCGCTTCTTTTGATTTATCATAAGCCATAATTCGGCTTATGCTTCTATTAATATTTAAAGCAGTTAAGCGATCAAATACAATGCGTTTGCCCTCATCACTAATCTGCATATTTCCTAAATTTTCAATACCTATAGTTAAATATGACAGATTATTTAGCAGATATTTAGCATTGTAATTATTATCAATGAAATTACTGAAACTTACATAAAGCGATTGTAGAACAGATCTACAGTAATTGGGATCATTTTTCTTGATGTGCTTTTTATAAGTTTTTACACCTATAAATTCAATAACACGGGAAAAATGAATGGGTCTTGATTCTATATTGAAAAAATCGCCTACTTGGTGGAGATCGTAATGTATGGAATGCCCTACTAGTTTTGACCCCCGCTTCAATATTTTTTTGTCATTAAAGTCATCGAACTCTAATTTAAGAAATGAACGACCGTATAAACGACTAGAAATTAAAGCATCTTTAAAAGCTTCTAATAATACATCGTTGTCTTTTTCTATTAATTCGCCAGAACTATTTCTGATTTCATACCCTAGTGTTTTGAATTCTTCGGGATACTTATTAATAATTTTTTGAATTAATTTGGAATTTTCGTACAACTCTTCTATTTGCAGATCGGTTAGTATTTTATTGTGTCCATCCTCGTCCCCAATTCTTCCCGCTTTATTTGCCATCAAGGACATGATCTGCATTAATCCGGAAGCATCGTAATTATTTATATCAACTTGTGTTTCAGCCATTTAATATATATTAATTCCTATATTTTCTTTTGTACATTTCTCACATTCGGCCTGATTTATCAGCCCTAAAATATCATCCACTGATTGACCTTCAGGGATAGAATTATCATTTTTATCTATCAGTTTTTGCATGGACAATAAATTTTTTGCAGTCCTTATAATGTCATATGCAAAAGTCACCTCATCCGCTTTTATTAACTGCCTATACTCAGTTAGCATAAATTTAGCTGAAGTTAAATAGGGTCTATAAAACTGACCTTTAGTGTTTTCTAACTCGTATGTGAGCATAGGGTCAGCCGCATTCGGGTAAAGCTGCTTAACTAAAGCTGAAGCTTGATCAAAATCGATTAAACCCATTTTTCTGATAATCACCAACTATAAATATACACAGCACCCCCAGCACCATCACCACCCTTACTGGCGATAGCACCTGCATCATTTGAGCATGACCCGCCCCCACCACCACCACCCCCAGGTGATGTGCCGTTTCCGCCGCTACCGCCGCTACCGCCGCTACCATTACCACCACCTCCACCACCAGAGCCTGGTATAGGCGGGCCATAAACTGTAGTGAATGAACTACCATTAGTACCAGTGGTACCATTGGTACCAGCTAAACCGCCAATTATACTACTACTACTACCTTGATAACTAACCCCACCCTTACCCCCATTTCCCGGCAAACGTGAAACGTTACCGGCGGTCATCCCACCACCACCTCCACCTCCACCCGTACTCATGGCCGTCGCTCCACCATTAGCGGCATTGTTAGTAAATCCTCCACCAGAAGCGCCGCTACCACCTGGATAAGTCAGCCCTAATGTATTTAAAGTAGTTGTCGCTCCACCATTAGAGTTGTTCCCAGAATTACCACCGTTCCCACCAGAGGCGATCGCTAAAATTCTACTAGTTGATGATTCCATAATTGTGCTTGATCCGCCGATGGTGCCATTATTTCCATTGGTATCGATAGTACTTATCTCGGCTCCGCCTGCACCACCCTCGCCGACTGTTACAATTAGATCTTTGGTTGAAATATCATCAACTCTATATAGTAGATCTGTGATATTCCCACCCGCACCCCCGCCTCCACCTCCACGAACTGTAGAGGTGGCACCTTTCCTCCCGCTACCCCCACCTCCACCACCGCCTATGCAAATAAATCTAATTAATTTTGCGCCATCAGGTATCGTGTAATTGTATGTTCCTGGTGATAAAAATGTTTCAGAGGCGGGGGTGTAAATATCATCATTCAGTAAGAGACCACCATTTTTATTGGGTGTAGTAATAGTTCTATTAGCTGTTGCTGTTGGTAAAATTTCAGTATTGATACCAGAATTACCAAGGATTTTTATTTTATCTTTTCTATCCCCTCTAGGATTTTGATAAGCCATAATTACCACACATAGATATAAACAGCACCCGTACCACCATTGCCACCCTTACTGGCTAAAAAACCATTTAAGACAGCACCTCCACCTCCCCCACCTCCTCCAGGTGATGTGCCATTTCCACCACTCCCACTATTAATACTTATACTAGAACCACCGCCACCACCACCAGATCCCGGCATAGGTGGATTAAATACGGTAGCAAAGGTACCACCCCCGGCCCCTGTACCACCACCACCACCCCCAACTGTGGAACCTCCCTGATAAGCGTAACCACCCTTACCGCCTCCACCCCCGCTATTTGTGGCATTGGCAGAAGTCACAGCCCCACCACCCCCACCGGATCCACAAGCCATATTAGAAAATGATCCACCAGTACCCCCAGAAGTACCACCAGATCCACCAGTAGATCCCGGATAGGTTGCGATATTTCCTGCTGTTCCTGCTGTTCCGCCAGTCGATGATGTGCCACCGCCCCCGCCACCACCACCACTAGCAAAAGCTAGAATTCTACTAGATGAAACATCAACTATCTGACTACTACCACCAGCAGTGCCACCATTTCCATTGGTATCATTAGTACTTACCGCGGCCCCGCCTACACCAGCCCCACCGACAGTAACACTAAGATTAAACCCAGGGATATCAATATTTCTATAGGTGATATCGGTCACTCCACCACCCCCACCACCACCCCCACCAGTTCGGCTGGTCGAGGTGGCGCCCCTCCTCCCGGTTCCACCCCCACCACCACCACCTATAACAACCATACGTATATAGTTAGCATTATTAGGTATGGTGTACGTATACGATCCAGGTGTGGTGTATACAATGGTTTGTGGTGTAAAATAATCTGAAGTTACAGCTAATACGCCATCTTTATCAGGTAAAGATAGACTACGGTTTTCTGTTGCTGATGGTATAATCTCAGTTTTTATACCAATATCATTAATCAAGATGATTTTATCGCTATCACCAGATGTATTTTGTGTACTCATACTTAAATTAAGCAGCTTTACTAAACTATATCAACAGTACCTACACCGTTTGTCACAACCCATGTAGTATTTTCAACAACACATAATAATTCTAGAGAAGCTTTAGAAGAATTTGTATTAGTTAATTCCGTATCAATTCTTCCGCTTGTACCTGCTGTTGTTGATAGTCCCAAATAATGTATCTGCTGTGAAGCATTTTGAGATATTCTCCAGCCCCCAGCACCAAAACCAGCAACTTTGATAATTGTCCCTAATGCTGCCGTACTTGGTAACGTTAGAGTTACTAAAGCAGCATTATTTGCAATATATCCGTTATCAGCAGTCATTGCTTGTGTAGTGCCTGTTACATTGTTCCAGGTAAAATTAGAGCCACCCGAAACACTCGACCACGTACCATCACCACGTAAATAGGTTGATGAGGTGGCAGTACCACTACCCAATCTAGAAGGTGCAATTATACCTGATGCAATTTCTGATGCATCAATACTGGTATCACCGATCGATATCCAATTAGAATCCGTTGAGGCGGGGGTAGCTGATAGAATGTAACTGATTCCATTGTCAGTTTGTTTTGCTATATCACCTATTTGAACATCGGTTAATGCCAGCCTAGCCGCTTGATTAGCTACTACTTGAATGCTAGTAATGGCGATATTAGGAATGATAGAAGGATCAAGCACACCCCCGCTTTGTAATACAGGTATGTCACCTACTGATGAACCCGTATTTAGTAAAGCCGCGCTACCTAAACCTAGCATACTTCTAACTGTTGAGGAGTCCACCGCCTCAATAGAACCCGTACCAGCGGTGTTACGACCTAATAGAAATCCACTACTGATATTTTGCATTTTTGCAAAAGTTACAGTATTTAGGGCGATCGTTGGATTTGGGTAGGTACCAGTCAGATCACCACCCGCATTACCACCCGGCGTGGGATTCCCCCATGTTGGAATTGTGCCAGAGCTAAGCAGGGCTTGCCCCGATAAACCTATACCCAATCTATCTAAGTTTCCTGATGAGTTTCTGTAATAAATATCACCTTGGGCATCAGAACCTAGAACGGTCTTAATATTACCAACTAACGTATTATTCCAGCTATTTTGAAAAGTCATTATAAAACCTCGAAATTACCTATTATTTCAGTTGCTACCCATTCATCAATAATGTACTCAAGTCTGAGATAATCACCTAAATCATAAGAGTTGATTGCACCCGCCACACCTAGAGTAGTTGTCGTGTTGCCTAATCTGATTCTATGGGACATATCAGATTGCTGAATTTTAAAACCAGCAATACCACTATTTTTAAATGCTAATACACTCCCATCTAATGGGGTTTGTGTAGGCAGGGATAGGATTATTCTGCTTATATCATTCCGGCAATCATACCCATAGTTGAAAGTGATAATTGAGTTATTAATTCGTATAACCCATAGTAGTTGATCGCCCTGGTTCCCATTGTTATTATTGATTACAAAGACTTTAACTAATTCTGCCGTTTTGCATTCGCATAATAATTCAGCAGATTTTTTGTTTTCTAGTAGATTCGCATTAAATGATTCAGTAATTGTCATCCAAATTCCTGGGTCTAAGTTATTTGAGTTATCCTCTTTATTATCTGAATTTTCCCTCCTACAGCATAAAATCTATTACCCGTCGTACTGCTAGCAAATAAGACATCATATTGATAATTTCCTGCGATAATATCAACTGGATAATCATTGAAAGCAATTGATATAGTAAACAAATCTTTGCTCACTATATGAACTCTAGGCGATAGAATTACTAGGTTTGATTGGTTATTGGTTCGGATTTGACAGTAGCCGGAATACCCGTCTGATAAATCAGGCGCATTACATAATTTGAAAGATGCTTCATAATTAGCACCTATCTCAATTGAATTATCATTAATCAGATCGATTATCACCATTACATGAATCTCTTCTCTAGTAAAGCAGCTTAACCATTGCTACTTAGTAGCCAATTATATTCATTTGTCACATAATCATAAATACCGCTTATACAGTCTCCCAAATCTGTTACCAACGGTTGCCTTTTATTAGAAAATTTAGTAATTAATTTGCAAAATTGATCACGATCTCTCATCCCCGCCTCAATCATCAAATCACCTGCACACATGGCATTCCCTGCTGGAATGGCGCGTTTGACTTTATCTATAGAAGGCCTATATCCAAATACCTGAAAAATACCTTTTTTGATTAGCCTATCTTGCATGATTGCTACATATTTCTCACCCGTTGATCCAGGTTCTAATTCGATCAATTGCACCGATTTAGAACCATCAGCAAGCGCTAATCTTTCAATTTGTGCATCACCTTCTAATGGTGATAATTTCTCAGCTGTCCAATCAACGATGGACATTTTATTGGTATTCAGAATATATCTAATCTTGACTGATGCAGAATAGTACAGACTATCATTTTTATCATCGTCGTCATCGGATGCGGCTAGATCGTGATATCTAAATTCAATGTATTGCCAGGATGTTAGGTCGCTAGTATCAATAAATTGGAAATCCTTAAATATTTTTCCCCCTTGGCTGTAATCGCTTGGCTCCGCATCCAATTCTTCACTAGCGCGATTTCCATACATTTTGTAGATACCACTAACCCATTCTTCTTCTTTTTCTATTGACCATACATCCTTTTTCTTTGCACAAACCCGCTTAAATAATCCCTCTTTAACAGCTTGCTTGAAACTAACTCTATGATGTGTGTATGGCAGATTACCCGCTTTTACACTTTCTATTAAATGATTGAAATCGCTATCAATACCCGCATGAGTTGAGAGTACTCTGATAGTACCACCGTGAATAATTGCAGCTAAACCAGCAGCTAGAATATCATCCAATGAATCAGCACGATAAGCCGCTTCATCAATGTAGATATCCCTACCAGAATATGATCTGAGATTGACCGCATCCCCCGCTAAACCCGTAATAGTTCTACCGTTTAAAAATCTAATTTCAAATATGTTTAAGTCTCTCTCGTTGACTACTTCCTGATAAGAAATAATTTCAAATATAGTATTAAATGTTCGGGCCCAATATGCCGCATCTTTGATAAATTGCTTAACGGCTGCTTTATTGTAACTGGATACAATACTATCTCTCTGGTTGCTAACTGCTCTAAAAGATGCCCTAAAAGCATAAGAAAAAGATGCCCCAATTTGTCGACCTTTTTCAACAATTGAGACTAATGATTCATCAGTAACTAGTGTATTTTGATATGGGCAAAAAATGGGTATTCCTTGCCAAAAAGTCTCATCAACAAGATCTATATTTGTCTCTTGTTTATTATTTAAATTTTTCTTAATTAAATCACCCGTATTTATTATCAAACCTTTAAGCATCGCCCTCTCCTAAAATAGCAGCCTTGATTAGTGCGATCGCTTTCTTATCATTAATAAATTCAGCATCGGGGGAAATATCAAATGATTCAATAATCTCATTGCTGATTTTATTAGCAGAATTTAATATTTTTCTAGCGATCGCGCTGGGTATTACACCCTCTGAGGCCAATGTATTAACGGCTTTGACAATGCTTGACTCTTTTAATGATTCTTGTATTGCCCAAGCAGGAACACCTAGATGCTTGGTGGTTCTTGTAGTTTCAAACTCACTATTACCATCATCAATGATGCGGTGTTTCTGTGTGATCGTGTGCTGAGTTATACCATTCTGTAGAGCTTCATTAATTCTAAGTAATGACATCATATAGTTCTCATCTTTAAGATGTTGCAGAACTATACGCTTTGTTTCTCTAAATTGACTTTCAAATTCTTTATAGGTTTGTTGCCATGAAATGATATGCGACGCGTCCAAACCCATAGATTCTATGGTTTTGTAGAAATCCCCTTTATTATTAATATATCGAGATAAAAATCTTTGCTGTTCCGGCGTTAAACCCATAAGATTATGTTATAGTAATTTTAATGTGTCCATTGTAACCCTGATACGGGGATGAACACAATAGACATAACAAAAATGTGTAATCCGGTTAAATTGAATTTATGCCAAAAATTAACATTAAACCCCGAACAGGAAAAGACTTTTTTGAATTCACACAAAGAACTATTATCAATACCAAATTAGCCCAAGAATGGGCTATAGAGCAATTTGTCTTGATCGATGATCGGCCAATAACAATAGAGGAAATTAGCCGCCTGAAAACAGATATTTATATCAAATTAACTAGTAGTATTTTTACTAACAACATCACCCCCGCCTCTGAAGACAACACAGGAATAGAAATAGAGGGAAACTACATAAAAATAAAACGTTTATCTAGAGATTTTGTAGCTGAATTGCAAGCTGTTATAAAAATAGCTAATGGTAACACATTAAAAATCATGAAATACTGTTTGACAGAATTTTATGATATTAGTGTTTCCGAATTGGAAAATATGCCCTATCAAGTAGCGGCTTATTTATTTAATAAAATCAACTTTTTTCTTGGGGAATTGTCCGAATTTAATGACGAATTTTATATTGATGAGCTATTCGATCCAGATCCCGGATCAGTTATCGCCTGACGCTTGGATCTATTGGTATAAAGAAGCAATTAAATTTGTTAAAAAGCAAATAAAGCAGCAGCAGCAACAAAAACAACATTGAGATTGAGGCGGGGAGATGGTTCTTCTGGTAAAGCTGCTTTACTAGGGACAACAAAAACAAAATTGAGATTGAGGCGGGGAGATGGCAACTGAAGTTATTAATGTGGTGTTGCAATTAGTAAATAATTTTACTAAAGGGATTGATCAAGCCACTAGCAAAGTAGTCAGCTTTAAAAATAGAGTTGATACCCTTGCGGGTGCTTTCACCCCGCTTTCTATTGCTGCGGGTGCTGCTTTAGGTGTATCTACCAAACTAGCAGCCGATTTTGATAAATCGATCCAGGGTGCGGTTAGAGGATTGGATCTAGCCGCTAATGAGGTAGAAGGATTTAGGAAATCTGTAAGACAATTATCAGCCGATCTACAATATCAATTCTCGTCGACTGAATTGGCTAATATCGTTACAGAGGCGGGTAAATTAGGGGTTGCCAAATCTGATGTAGATGATTTTGCTAAAATCATGGCAAAAGTAGCGGTAGCTACTGATCAGAAAGAAAATATAGAAAAAATATCAAGTAATGCTGCAAAAATAGCCTCAGTTTACAAATTCAATACAAAAGCAACAGAGGAATATTTAGCAGCAGTTAACAAATTAGATGATGCCACATCAGCAACATCTAATGAGATATTAAATTTTACTCAGAGGGTATCAGGATCGGCTAGTTCTGCCAAAATTGCTGGTACTCAGATCGCTGCTTTTGGCGCAACTTTAATCAGTTCCGGTAAAGCACCAGAAACAGCCGCGACATTTATGAATAAATATTTATCTGTTTTGGGTGCTGCTACTAACTTAAGCGAGCCAGCACAAAGAGCATTATTAAAAATAGGTTACTCAGCTACCGATTTGTCAAAGAGATTTGATAAAGATGCGATCGGTACAATGCAAGAATTTCTAAACCGCATTAAACAGTTAGATACTGTTACTCAACGTGAGATTTTAGGAAGAATTTTTGGGCAGGAACACGTAGGATCCGCACAATTGTTGGTGCAACAAACGGATTTATTAGCTAAATCTTTACAAGAAGCAGGAAACACCACAGGTAACATTAATAAGCTTAATAGTGAATTTGATAAATTTGCTAAAAATTCTTTTCAAGGACAGATGAACGCTTTTAATAATTCATTAGGTGAATTAGGAATAACCATCGGTACGGCTATTTTACCTGGATTAAATACTCTACTACAAACTGCTATTATACCCTTTGTAAAACACATCTCTGCATTGGTTGATCAATACCCCCAATTGAGTACTTTTATAGCTGCATTTTTGGGTATCACAGCAGCTATTGCCCCATTCTTAATGTTAGTATCAGCTATTGGTAGTTTCATAACGGCTGTTCCTATCTTACTTGGTGGAATTACTGCTGTAGGTGTGGGTCTATGGGCGGCATTAGCTCCACTATTACCGATAATTGCAATAATAGGTGCGATCGCCGGTGCAGCTTATCTGATATACAAAAACTGGGAACCTATAAAGGGGTTTTTTACAGGTTTATGGAATAGTGCGTATAAATCAGTTTCAGATTTTGTCAGTAATGGTATTAATAAAATAGTAGAGTTTGGTAATTGGGTAATAAGTCTAGATAGAAAATTCAGGGAAGCGGCTATTAATTGGGGTAGAGGATTGATCCAAGGGTTTATTGATGGATTGCAATCGATGTACGGCAATATTCAATCAGCTATGGATAACTTCACTAAGTGGTTGAGGCAGTATCTACCCTCATCTGATGCCAAGAAGGGGGCATTGTCAGATTTAACAGCTAGCGGTCGTAGTATGGCTGAAACTTTTATGAATGGTGTTAATAGCTTTGATTTAAACAGAGGTATTAACAATCAATTGGCTAATAGAGGCGGGGTGGGTGTTGGAGGATTGCAACCAGCACCGATCTTTAGTAGAAATTCGGCAACCCCCGCCTCTAATAACACTTACAACATTAACTACACTATTAATGGTGGTGGTAATGATGATTTAGTTAAGCAGCTTAAACAGAGGGATAGAGATTTATTAGACATAATTAATAAAGGCAATCAGCGAGTTAACAGGAGAACGTATTAATGGGTTATATTGCATTAGCTTATGGTTCTGTTTTGTCTTTATCATCCGAAGAAATTTTAAATATTAGATGGTCAAAAAAATTTCAAATTAATAGTATACCTACTATTAATTTAACCGAGATAACACAACCGGGAAATCTAACAGCTACAGAAATAGAAGTTCAGGCTAGAATTACATACAATGCCAGATCTGTTTTTAATAACTGGACGGGATTAATCGCAATCAAACCGCTAGAACAATTAGTATTATTTACCAGTAACTTAGGTAATTATTATTTAATAAGTTTGGATATTAATACCAATGAATTAGATGATAATGGTGATATTTTACGATTAGACATGACTTTATCATTCAAGGAAAATATAAATTTCGGCTAATCAAAAATTATGGCTACTCTTTACTATCCAAGATTTGAGATTAAAATAAATGGTTTTGACATTAGTAAAACAATTGCACCTTATTTAGTTTCTATTACCATTGAAGAGGTTTTTAATACTAGTTTTACACCAACAAAATTGGAATTAATTTTCCATAGTAAATACACCAGATCAACCGCTTGGCAATATAAAGATACAATAACCGTAAAATTATGGTGGGAACCTTTGATATTATTTGTATATCAATCTCCTACATTTTATGTAGATTACATTGATGATATTAAAAATGGAGGCGGGGATCAGTTATTCAGAGTTTCGGCATTAGCAGCGGATCCTAGTCTAGGTTTTACCTATGGTTTCAATCAGCTGACTTATACTAATACCACAATAAGCACGGCCGTAACTAATTTCGCTTCTGCATTTGGTTTAACACTTGTTCAAAACTTCGCCTCTAATGTGTATCTAGGAACTATAAAAGATATTAATAATATCAATCCGCCAGATGTTAATTTATGTAGAATTTCATTTAATTCTTATGCAGATATGCTTAAATATATCTGCGATACATATGGTTATTATGGGGATTTAAGAGGCACAACATTACGAATGTTCGATATCGGGACAGCTGTTAGTGATGTTACCAGATTTTATATTTGGGATTTTGGCGAAATATTCGGATTTAATGCTAAACAGAGTTATACCCAGCTTTATAAAGAATATAATATTTTTTATATTAATCGTGATAATGCTAATGCATACTCTATCGCGTTGTCCCGACCTACACCATACACACAATTGAATAATAAAGTTGATAATATAGATTTTAATGATGCTTATAACAATATAGAATCGGCAACACGTAGATTACGAGCCAGAATTTTACAAGACTATTTAGAAGGTTTTGAAGTCACTATTAATTCATCTGGATTGCCAGAATTTACAGCAGGTAATGTGTTTTTATTAAATCCTGATTATGGTAGTCATGCTGGTTTCTATCGATGTACTAAATGTATACATAGAGTTGATGGGAGTAATGGATGGATAAGTGAACTAACAGGCTATCCTATATCAAAGGTTTCCGCTGATTTTGCAACATTCACTGTAGCTTATTTGGGTAATACTAGGCTTCCAGATCCAAAAGACACGCTAACAATATCAACTAATATTAAAGGCACACTTAGTTTATTAACAGGAACACAACTAGATCAATATGCAAAAGCATTAAATCCTAACTATAATCAAAATTTAGGTAATACTTTTATTACGGAGGGTAATAAATCTGGTAATAAAATTAGAGCCGATATAGCATTTTGTATAGCATTATATGAAACAGTAAATTTTACTAATAAAGATTTATTAGATACATTCAATCCTTTATTTGTTGGCACTGTAGATAATGTAAATATACCCTTTAATTACATCAATTGGGCTAATGGTGTTAGAGGCGGGATCCAACATTTGTATGCTTTTGCCACACCTGGAACAACCCCTCCAGCAGATCCGATTATAGACCCCCGTTTCAATTATGTTACTCGTGGAAGCGCGACTACCGTAGACGCACTACAAGGTAAATGGACTAATAATCTAGACTTTAGCAGATTTATTAAAGCTCTAATGTTTGGACTTTATTCCAAGTTTTACCCCAAAAAAACAATTGACATAAGTTGATTAAGCAGCTTTACTACACATTTTTAGGTATTGTATTGCATTTTGTTGTCAAAAATAATACAATACCCTTTGTACTGATAAATAAAACTTATGGCCAAACTGCAACTTAATTCTGATTCTTATCAAATTAAGAATTATGAATTAACACCCGAAGGATATTTAAAATTCTGGATGGTTGGGGGTATTCCCGGTCAAGAATTGTTATATGATGGCGGGCGTAAGGAAATTATCAACAAAGATGCGCTTTTTAATGAGGATTCTTTATCAACTGCTGTGGGTAAACCAGTTTCATTAAATCACCCGCCCCGGCCTATCAACGCCAAAAATTACCGAGAATATAGCAAAGGCAGTTTATTACAAGAGTATTCAGAAGATGAAAATGGTGCTTTAGTTTTCGCGGGTATTGTTCATGATGATGCTATAGTTCAAGCCATCATGAAAGGGGAAATCACACACGTTAGCGCTTCATACTTGGCTGAAAAAAAAGCAAATGATGACGGTATTCTTGAACAAACAAACCGGAAATATAATCATATTGCATTGCTCACCAAAGAATTTTCACCTAGAGCAGGCGAAAATAGCAAAATTATTATCTTAGATGATACCCCGCCTCAAGCCGATTCTGATGATACAGAAAATAAAAAAGAAAAGCCAGTAAATAACATCGATGCAATGGAAATTCAAGAAAGAGTAGAATTACTAACTGATTGGAGAGAAGTACTAGAAAAAAATAGCATAGCCATTGATTATAACGCTGATTCTAATGCTATCAAGCGTCAAATATTGGGTATTTACTACCCAGAAAAAACCATTAAAGCACTCAATAATGATGCTATTTTACAGGGTTTCTGGCTCAACTTTATTAGCAATCCCCAGCCCGAAATAACTAAAAATGATGATGGATCTGAATCTGGTTTTAACTTTGATTACAGCAGAAAAAATCAAAACAGCCCACACGGATCAATGAATTTTGATTCTGATGTAGAAGCGATCAGAAATAAATACATTGCAAAGATGGAAGGAAAGTATTAGTAAAGCAGCTTAATCGATTATTAGGTATTAAGAAAATGGCAACCGGAATTAATTTAACCTACAACGTAAACACCGCGCCTATTGTACCTGAGAAATGGCAAGGGCAAATTATTTCATTAATAGGTAGACAATACCGTTTTAGTACTTTTGAACCTCTAGCAAATGGAGCATTAGAGGCAGGGGTATTTGTTACCGGATCTGTAGACTCTTTGGGAGTTTTGAATGTATCCAAACCCACAACAGCAGGAACAAAAATTTTAGGTGTAACCGCACTCAATTTTCAACGTTTTTTGACTTGGGATTCTGTATTAAATTGCTTTAATTATGCTGATAAAGATATTGTTACCCTAGTGCAAGAGGGTGACATTGTTATGTACGCGGAGGTAGCGGTTGATATTGGTGATCCTGTATTTTTACGCCATACATCTGATACGGGGCTGACTCGTATAGGTGCATTAAGTAAAACTTCTGGCACTGGTAAAGAAGCTATCCCAGGTGCCAAATTCCTTGAGCAAACCTCAGCAGCAGGTTTGGTTAGAGTATCGCTACCGGATTTGATCTAATCCTCTAAATCCACAGAATTAATTAGTTCAACAAATCAATTAGAGAAGTAACATGGTTTTTCCCGCAAATGTAAATAAGATCGGATGGTTTTTAAAAGAGCAATTGACTAAAACTTTACCCCGCCTCTATGAGATTAATTACGCCCAATTATGGGGTTTAGATAGTAGTCTTAATTTTCACGTGGCTTTGGGGGATTTGCCTTTAGGATTAGACTTTTTAGAAGCCTATTATAAGTCTGATGCGGGGCAGATGGCAGCTTTATATGATGGATTTAGTGATGATGCACCCACTGTAGATGTTTCACTAGGAAAAAAAACATTCCCTTGCGCGATCTTTATCCAGGGCGCTAGGTGGAATTTAATGGATATTGAAAAAATGCGGGTAGCGTCTGAGACACGTACTATGCTGCCATCGATTAACATTATCACCGCTAAACAAGATGCTGTAGCCGATTATATGAACCGTAGGGAGCACCACACGGTTTTGTATGGATATCCTAAAAAGGGAATTTACGGTATTTTCTCTCAAAGAGGAATAGCAACTGCTGATGCTACTTTTGTACCATATACCAAAACATCTGGTGCGTATAATATAAGCACGGCTGCATTGTACGAAGATTTAACTGACATCATCTGGCAATTCGTGAACCGTGCAAAACTATCCACCCCTGCACAGGTGCAGATGAAAGTGCCCCCCAGACTGGGTAGACGTTTGGTGGAAATTTACAAAACATCTGCTGGTGAATCTATAGGCATGACAGTACAGCAGATGTTACGTTCCACTGAATTGGGTCTAGGGATTAATTCGATCAGCATACACAATGAATTGCAAGGATCGGAATTAAATAAATATGTGTGGAATGAGGCGGGTAACGCATATTATCCAACTTCTAACGATCGTATAGTATTCAAAGCAACTACTTACAATCCTGAAAGGCACTTTTTTGCACGTCGCCCCATTGAACCTTTCCGGCGTGGATCGCTTGAGTATGAGCAAGTAACCATTAGCTCTACCAGTGGTATCCTCAATTTTGAAGAGGAATTTATGTGGTATTACGATTTTAGCAATGCTCTGTCATAGATCAAATCATGCCTAGTTTATCATATAGACCGCGATCGGCTCAAGCATCACCTAAATTAGTTTATGGTACTCCAAGGGGAACCATAGAATTAAATAGCAATGAATCTTCTGTTAGTGTAACACCCGATCAGCTTGAATGGCTCAAGTGTAAGTACGAAGATTTAAGAATAGCGATAGAATCTGGCGAAATAATTGTCCTTGATAACGATCCTGTTTCTGATGCGGGGGCGAATAAAAAACCCCCAAAATCTAGTAAAGCAGCTTTACCCACTGAAGAAAACACACCCCCGCTTCCAAAAGAAAAATAATAATGAGTACTGTATATAGTGATCCTATTTTCATCAAAACCGAATTACTAACCAGTGATGGCAAAAATAGGATCACGTGTACATTGAAGGATCAGAGTGGAAGATATTTAGCCGATTTATTGCGGAATGATTCTAAGGGTTTTTGTTTTGGTCGATTAGTTGACCCGCCCGCATCTCCTAGCTGGCTAGTTCCAGGGACGGTATTGCATGGTACTATAAATGGATTGAAAGCCGTGCTCACCGTGGAACCTAAAATCCAATCACGTATAGCAGGATTGCAAAATATCCTAGGAGATGCAATACACTTCTCTTATGTCTCGGTAACAGAATTCAACAATAGTAATAATGACACAACCAATCGCGTCAGTAGATGCTAAAAGTTTTAAGTCCTTTATGAAGGATTTGAAACAGTCTACTAGTAATTTGGAGCCTGCATTCAGAGATTTTGGTAATTACATTAAAAAGGAAACTAATACACAATTTCAAAAAGAAATTGACCCGGAAGGTAGACCTTGGGAACCTCTGAAGCCATCTACATTAGCTAGGAAGAAAACATCATTTAAACTACGCGAAACTTTTTTTATGTTTAACGCTTTTTACTACAGAGCTACTAAAACTAATTTTGAATTTGGTATCAAAGATCCTAAATATCAGTTCCATCATTTTGGAACTAGTAAAATGCCAGCCAGGGTGGTGATAGGAATCCCAGATGATAGGCGCAAAAAGTTGAATGATTTTGTCATTGCACAAATTAGGCGGGTTAAATCACTTAGAAAACAACGTAAAAAATGAGTTTTACCGATGTAACAGAACAAATCAAAACACTGTTGGAAGATTTTGAGGTAAAAGACTTACCAAATATACCCAATCTTAATGGAGTTTTCGAACAATCAGAGTTAACTTTTGCTATTGTTAACGGTTCTGTTGAGGGTGAATATCTCAATTTATCTGTTAATGTTTCTGTCGCTTCACCACTCAGATATGATGACGAGAATAATTTTCTAACCAGTGATCAAAAGCGTAGTTTAGATTCTGTGGTGTTTGGTATTATTTACAAACTACACCGTAGAAAATTAAAAGGGTGCGGAATGATGGTTTTACAATCATTCGAAAACTTCACACCTGAATCTGGTAAATGGCGATCGCTTTTGACTTTTCTTGTACCCTTTTATTTAAAATTTGAAGGTAACGATACTGAACAGTGTTTGACCTTCCTTGCGGGAAGTCCCCAGAATGCTTAATTGTTGATTGAGGCGGGTATTATAATGACAGTTTCACTATTCGAGATCACTCACTGGAATGCAAAATTAGAATACGATACAACCGGTACCGATAACGATATAACAGCCAATTTAAAAGGTGTTATTACTGACCTTTCTAGCCCAATTTTAGAGCAAGAATTTGACACCGCCAAACGTGCGGGTGAATTGGGTATAATCCCCAGACCAAAGTTTTTTAATGAAGTAGAAGTTAGCTTCACAATTAGGGGAGTATTCGATGAATTATTAAAAGCATTAGTAACAGGAACTAGTAGAACTGTAACTTTAACTGCCACCGCTTGTATCGAGGCGGATGACAACACTAATAAAGCTTATCAATTCATTTGTAAGGGGTTTGTGTCAAGTCTCCCATTCGGTGATCTATCAGAGGATGGTCTAGAAGCTGAAATATCAATGATGTGCTACTACCTAGAGGTTAAATTAGGTACTAGTTTTGCAATGATTTACGATCCTAGAAATTACCTTCTATCAATTGGTGGTGTTAATCTATTTGCTGGTAT